TGTTTTGTAGTAATTGTTTGAGACATTTTTTTTTAGTAAGAAGTGAAATACTATTCTTCTTAATTTGTATTGTATAACATTAATAAATAACTTGCAACTAATAAATTTAATTATATATATGAAAGTGAGAATTTTTTATTTGCAAAATAACTATTCTCATGTAATATAGTAGTGTTCTTAGTTTTTTAGACTAACCAAAATGAAAATTACTGAAAATTCTCAGTTGAATGTCTTAATCATAGGTTCAGGATCTATGGGGCATCAAAATCAAAGAATCCATGATGAATGGATTGAAAAATACAACCTCTTTTCAAAAGTTGAACAACAATCAGCAATTAAAAAAGGTAAATTTAAAGATTTAATCACTCTAGAGGGTATTGATTGGTGCGGTACACGTACCATATATAACTACTTAGTGAATGGTAAACATGAGAGCCTACCTTTAAAGGTTTTCAATGATTTAGGTTTATTTCTTTGGAATCATTTATATGATTACAATACTGGTCGTACACCAGTTCATTTATTTTTAAGACAAAACGATCCAGGTTTAGGAATTTGTATTCCACAAGATACAAGGGAAAATGGATTTTCTTTTAGAGAACAAAATGATCCACTTAAGAAAATTTATTTAGAAGGTTTAGATAAATGAAATTATCTGAAGTTAAAAAATCAATAGTAGTTGCACTTATGAAAAGTGTGACTACTAAAAATGAAAAGAAAGCTATTAATGTTTCTAAAGATGTTGAAAGACAAATTGAAATAGTTGGAAAATTTTTAGAAAATAAATTTCTTCTTGAATGTCTTACTACTGCTGAAAATTGTTTAAACGATCCAAAAAAGTTTGATTCTATTATGAAAGACTTTAAACCTTTTAATGCAAGATTTAGTGAACAAATAGAAGATGGATAGAAAAGAAGCAATAGATTTAGCTTTAAATTTATTTAGACAAGATTTAGATAAAAATGATGTAGTTAATACATTAATCAAATCTAACATTCCAGAATCTACCGCATACAGATACGCTAAAAAAGCATTAGATCAGTATGAATGGGAAGATGATAATAATGGAAACGAACCAAAAAGTTTAGAGCTAAATGCCTTACATACTATTTATAAAGCTATGAAATGGGCAGAAACAAATAACGAACCAGAATTGGCAGTTAAATATGCCAATTTATATATCACTAATAAAAAGAGGTTAAAAAAATGATTGACAATCCCATACCAGATATTGTTATGGCCGAAAAAGATGCCATATATATATCTGAACAATTCCATGAGCATTGTAGAGATACAGCTATTAATGAAATTGCAAAACCTGGTAATCTCGATCCAGGTTTTTATGATGATTTTATTGAATGGTATGTAGATTTATGTAGTGATTCTGATGATGGCTATTCATTAGTAATAAATCCAAAAGAACTTATAAACGAATGGTGGGAAGAAAATTCTGATATGTATGACGATCCATCACCTTATCTTGATTACGAACCAACAGATCAGCAGATGTTAAGTTCCTTTGGTACTAAATGGCATGATGCATTATGACTAAACTACCGCTAATTCTTTAAGCTGTTCTTTAAATTTCATACAACGCTCCATAAAACATATTTCGCTAGACCTCAGTTTTAAACTATCCAATAGTTTTAACTGGGGTTTTCCGCTTCTACGGGCTATACATACTAATGCCTGGGTACATTCAATTCCAGTAAGTTTTCTTAGTGCATAATTATACGCTCCAAGTTGATGACAATAGTTCAATAACATTTCATCACTTCTGACTTCCTTAGAAGTTTTCCAGTCACATATAGTTAACTTTCCATCAATATCTATTAAAGCGTCAGCCGTTCCAGCAAATCCATAATCCTTATCATAAACACTAAATTCTATGCTATGAATGGCCGTTACACGTTCCAATATGAATGATCGTAAACCTCTTGCGTAGCCTGACGCACTCCAGCTAACACGAGGTGCGGTTTCGGCTGCTTTCGATAATGCCCATTGTGTAACTTTTGTTGGACAACGCTCCAGTTCATCTTTTCCTGCTCTCCAAATACCTCGCTTGTTTGCATTGTGTCGGGCAAGTTTCGCTCCAGTTTTGAGTAGATACTCTGCATGAGCATGAGCAAGCCTACCCCTTTCACAAGCCATATCCCTTTCATCTGCTGATCCTTTCCTTTCAATCCATCGTTCCAAAGCATCTTTTTGTTCCTGAGGTGCGGTTTCTTTTAGTATATGAGTTACTGAATGATATATATTTTTCTTAGCATCTGTATATATACGATGTGGATATATAATGCCTGAATCATCACGTTCCAAAGTCCAACGTCTTAATCCTGCTAACGCTCCATGCTTTTTTAATGATCCCATTAGTGGCTCGTAGATATACGTTCCCATTTTTATAATACCTTAAAGTGTTTCATCGTCAAATTATTCCTGTAATCTATAATCTTCAATTATTGAAGAATTAGCAAACTCTCCAAAAAACTGTTTTTCTGCTTTAGTCCTAGCTCTTACTGCTTCCTCTAATGTGGGATATGTTCCCAAAGAAATGTTTTCTCCCTCTACTTTTATATCTGCACGGTAAGTATAACCTTTAAATTTATTAGCCATACGTTTTATACCTTTTAATCCAGTACGAGATTGATAAGTAGCTTCTCTGTTAGCAGCATTTTGAGAAGCATCTGCTTTTCTTAAATTAGCCCATCTATTATCTCTACCATCTCCATTAATGTGATCTACACTTAATTTTCCTAAATCTTCACCAGTAACCATTTTCCAAATTATTCTATGTGCATATATTTTTTTACCGTTTAACTTAACGTATCTATAATAATGTCGTATTTTTTTATGTTTATAAGTACGTTGATGACCAGGGTGTAAATATCCAGCTATTTTACCCTCGTTTCTTCCTATAGCCCATCTTAAATCGCCAGTTTCTTTATTATAAGTAAACTTTTGTCTAAGAATTTCCGCATCTGGTAAAGCAATTCGTTCCATAAAATTAAAAATAAAGACTAAAAAAGAGGGTCAGAAGACCCTCCTATGAATGGCGATTATTCGCCTGGAGCAAATGGATTACCACCTATCATTAACTGTTTAATGTCAAAACCTTTTTCTTTTTGTTCTGCAAAAGTAGCTTCAATTAAAGGGCTAGTTCCTTTTTTACGTGGTACTACTCTCAAACTGTATTCAGTTTTTAATCCAGTTCCCTCTCTTGAAAGTACAAAATCCCAAGCAAGTAAATCAGAATAATCTTCCATTTGACTTATCTTGTCAAACTCTTTGATAATTCCTTTTTGTGTAGCTTGAAGTATTTTTACTTCCTGTGATTCATGATCGAATACTGGAACTGCAATACCAAATTTTGCTGGCTCTACTCCAGTACCATCTCTGTTCATTCTACGAGTAAATTCATTACCCATTTCAATCTCAGCATCTTCTGTTGTTGGGTTATCTGCAAATCTAAAAGGTTTTAATTTACCTTCACCTGATTCACCCCAAACTTCAAAAAATTCTAAAGGTTGGTCATCTAATAGTGCAAAACGTACACTACCTCCACTTTCAAGTTTTGTGGGATTTATGTAACCGCCAGTTTGTGTGGTAGCTACTGCTGATTGTGCTTTCTCTGTTAAAAAGGGCATGATAAAATGTGCTAGTAGGCATTTGCCTTGTGCATTTCTATTGTAGTACATGGACAAGCTAATGTAAATAGACTACAATTAAAAAACCCCCAGGGTAGGAAGAACCTTGAGGGTTTGAACACATAAGTCCACAGTAAGTATTGTATCACATGAATCTGCAACAGTTTGTAAAGATGTTACCAAAACATCTTGTTTACGCTCCGATATATCGCAAAGGGGTTGAGATAAAATCTAAAGAAGGAAAGATTTTAGAAGCAACAGGAAAAAACCCTTATGGAGAATCTTATGAAAGAAATTTTTCTCCAGATGATGTTACTTATGTATTAGAAAAGTATCCTGAGCGTTTTGGTGCTATTGGTTTATTTACAGGCTTAAAAGGTAAAGGTTTAGTTATTCTTGACGTTGATAAAAATTTAGCGATCCATAAAAAGAAATGGGGAAATACTTTAGATGGTGCTCCTTGTATTACTAGTACAAAGAAAAATGCTGCTAAATATGTCTTTAGTGTTCCAGAAGAATTATGGTCTAGCGTTAAAGGTCGTATGCTTTCTGAGCAAACTTCTACTTGTTATGAAATTTTATGGAATAGGCAAGGATTAATATTTGGTGCTTATCCAGGTTCGACTA